CGGCTTTCGTCCGGCATTCCGGAGGATATCACCCGCGACCTGCTGATGGAGTTTCTGGAGCACCACCGGCATGCGATGGAGCAGTTGCGCAAGGCGCGTGAAGGTGCTGATGGCCAGGTCATGCCTGCCGATGACTACGCCAGCCTGCTGGCCAAGCTGCAGGACGGCTTCAACAAGATGATGGCTGCCAGTAAACGCATCCTGCCGGAGACCGATCGCCTGATTGTGGCGGCTGGCGTGGTGGAGGATTTCGCGGCGTTTCTCAGCGAGAAGCACCCGGCGCTGATGGCGGGGTTCCTGGATGTATTGCCTGAGTTTCAACAGATAGTGGAGAAAAAGTATGGTTAACCCGATGATTACCGTTGATGACCAAATCGCTGTTCGCGCGAATGAAATTCGTGCCATTGAGGTCAGAGGCGAAAGTGTTGTTGTGTATTGCAACTGTGTGGGGCCTTTTAACCTCTGGACATCGGACGTGAGCGGCGCACATGAGCTACGTAACCGTCTGTTGAGCGAAATTAAGGCAACGGACAAAGAGCATGATTCCGCTACACATGACGTTGACTATGGTTTACCGCAGGTAGGTCGGATTGTCGACTTGCTGCAACAGGTGTTTGGTGAACGGCTAAATACGGTCAGCTTCAGGAATGATCTGTGGCTGGCCTTACAGGTGATATACGGCTCCGAAGGAGCCGCGCGGTATGCCAATGACTGTCTTAATCCTCTGTCACGAGTGATGTGAGCACTGAAAATACCTGCTGATAGGTCTCTTTCATGGCCCGAATTTTTTGTTCCTGCCTGAATCTGATGGTGTCCTCATCAGTCAGCCCTTCAGGTACTGGCAGAAAAGTGTAGGCCTGCGGGTGACCCTCCGGGTAAGCCGTTATACAGATATCGGCGGTCAGGCGGGCGATTTCAATTTTCTGGTCAGTGGTAAGTTTTGTATCAGACATAAAGCCTCTCTGTGTAAAGGGTGATTGTTGGCCGCAGTATCCTCGCACAGAGGGGCTTTATTTTTAAGAGGTAAGCTATTCGTGGCGTCTAAATCTTCGCTCAAAGCCTTCCGCGAGAAGATAGCCCATATCCAGGCGGAACTGCGTGACCGCATCGAGAGTGAGAGCAGCGGTCTCGACAGCAGCCCGGCGGCGATCAAAGCACGCCAGGCACAGGTCAACTGCCCGGTGACCGGGTTTCGCTATTTTGTGAACACCTACTTCCCGCACCACGTCAAGCACCCTGAGACCAGCCAGCTGCATGAGTACCTCTATACGCGCCTGCCTGCGGTGATCTCCAGCCCCGAAGGCGAGAACGAGGTGATCGCCGCCCCGCGTGGCGAGGCCAAAACCACCCTCGGTCAGCAACTGTTTGACCTGTGGTGCGTGGTCCGCGAGCTGAAAAAATTCATCATCATCGCCTTCGATACTGCCACTCAGTCGGCAGAATCGCTGGAAGTGATCAAGGCTGAGCTGATGTACAACGCCGGGCTGGCACTGGACTTCCCTGCAGCCTGTGGGCAGGGCCGGGTCTGGCGTATCGGCTGCATCCTGACCGCCACCGGTATCAAAATCGAGGCCGTAGGCCAGGGGCAGAGCCTGCGTGGCCGTAAGCACGGCGCACACCGCCCTGACCTGGTGCACCTTGATGACCTGGAAAACGACGAGAACGTGGTTACGCCCAAGCAGCGCGACAAGCTGGAGAAGTGGATCAACAGCACTGTGCTGCCACTCGGCGGTGCCGGGGTGAAACTGGACGTTATCTACGTGGGTTCCATCCTGCATTACGACTCGGTGCTGGCCCGCACCATGAAAAACCCGCTGTGGAACGCGAAGCGCTTCCAGGCCATCCTCGTCTGGCCGGAGAACATGGCCCGGTGGGACGAATGGGAAGACGTGCTGCGCAGCAAGGGCAAGACCGCCGCCAGGGCGTTCTACACCCGTCACGAGAAGGCGATGCTCAAGGGTGCCCGCGTCTCCTGGTCAGCCCGCCCGCTGCTTGACCTGATGCTCATCCGCGTGCGGGTAGGCACCCGCGCATTTGATGCCGAGTATCAAAATGACCCGGTCAGCGGCGAACACGCCATTTTCCACGGCTGCATCCATGAATGGCGGGAGCTGGAGCCGGACTTGATTTACTTCGGTGCGGTTGACCCATCGCTCGGCAAGCACAACAGCAAGGGCAATGACCCCAGCGCCCTGCTGGTTGGCGGCTGGCACCGCATCAAAAAGGTGCTGAAGGTTGTCCGGGCCGATATCCGCGTGCGCCGGCCTAAAAAGATTATTACGGACGTTATCGCGCTGCAGCGCGAGTTTGGCTGCGTCGCCTGGGCGTTCGAGTCGGTGCAGTTCCAGGATTTCCTGCGCGAGACGCTGATTGAAGAGTCTCTGAAGGCCGGCGTCCCCGTGCCGGCCCGTGCAGTCATTCCCACCACCGACAAGCACGGACGCATAGAGTCTCTGCAGCCGTTTATGGAGAACGAACGCATTCTGATTGGCAGGATGCTGGCGACCCTGCGCGAACAGCTGATGCATTTCCCACTGGGCGACCACGATGACGGCCCTGATGCGTTGCACATGCTCTTTGCCGTGGCGTCCACCAGTGTGGGTAACTTTGAGTTTATTCCCGTCAGCGGGCTGTCGGCGGCGGAGGGCAAGACGCCCTCTCGTCGCCGGCATAACGATGACAATGATGAGATGGCCACCGGCGGTTTCGGGCCGGGAGGATGGTAAATGGACATTAAAACCGCGTTCAAACGCTTTTTCCGCCGCGATAAAACTCAGGCCATGCAGAGCGATGGCGACGATTTCCTGTATATGGATACTGCCGGTCACCCGTCGACGGGGCTGGATATTCAGCGGGTGTATGCGCTCTTCAGCGCCGCCGAACAGGGCGATATACAGGCGCAGAGCGACCTGTTTACCGACATGGAGGAGCGCGACGGACACCTGTTTGCCGAGCTGTCCAAGCGTAAACGGGCGTTGCTGACGCTGCCGTTTTCCGTCAAGCCGCCACCGGATGCCACCGAGGCCGAGAAGAAAGTGGCGGCAGAGGCCGACTGGTGGTTGCGCCAGTTGCCCGGGCTGCGCGAGATGCTGATGGATATGCTGGACGCCATCGGCCACGGGTTTTCCTGTACCGAAATTCAGTGGAGCCAGAAAGGTGCTCTGTGGCTGCCCTCCGCCTTCCACAAGCGCCCGGCGCGGGCCTTTACCATGCCGCAGACCGACCTCAACAGTATCCGCCTGAACCGGGGTGGCGCAGACGGCGAGCCGCTCTGGGACATGGGCTGGATTGTGCACCGGCATAAATCCAAGTCCGGCCCGGTGGCGCAGAGCGGACTGTTTCGCGTCCTGGTCTGGACGTACCTGTTCAAGAACCTGTCCGCCCGCGACTGGGCACAGTTCCTGAACCTATACGGCCTGCCGTTTCGTATCGGTAAATATGATGCCTCGATGACCGATGGCGAGCGCCTGAATCTGCTGCGGGGTATCCGCATGCTGGCGCGGGAAGGCGGCGGCATTATCCCGAACACGGCGGAGATACAGCTGGTCTCGCCGGCGGCGGGACAAAGTGCGCCGTTCTTCGATATGGTGTCCTGGTGCGAGAAGGTGCAGTCGAAGGTCATTCTCGGCGGCACGCTGACCAGTCAGGCCGATGGCCAGTCATCAACAAACGCCCTGGGCAATGTGCATAACGAGATCCGCCATGATCTGCTGGTCGGCGATGCCTGGATGGTGTCGGAGACCCTGACCCAGCAACTGCTGTGGCCGGTGCTGGTCATGAACGGGCGCTACAACCCCGAGCGGGCGCCGCATTTTGAGTTCGACACCCGTGAGCAGGTTGACCTGGAGCGGCTGATGAACGTGGTTATCAAGGCGCAGGCGACGGGCTTTGACATCACCGCCGAGTGGGTGGCAGACAAAAGCGGCATCCCGTTGCCCCAGGACGGACAGACCATCCTGAAACCGGTCACGCGCCAGTTGCCAGGCGATGCGGCGCTTTCCCAGGTGATGCAGGCGAGGCTGGCGGCGCTGTCGGTGCCGCAGTCGTCCCCGGACGCCGTACAGCAGCAGCTGGATGCGGCGCCGCAGCTGCTGGCCGTACAAGCCACAGCTGCCGCCGAGGCGATGCTGTCACCGCTGATTACGCAGATTAAAGCCGCGCAGACGCCGGATGAGGTCTTTGAGCTTCTCGCCGCCAGCTATCCGTCACTTGACGACATGGCCCTGCGCGAACTGGTCGGGCAGGCGGTGTTTGTCGCGGACGTCATGGGGCAGCATCATGGCTGAGGTCAATGCCGGCTTTGCCATGACGCTGCCGCCTCAGCGGGCTATCGCCTACTTTGAGTCAAAAGGCATCACGCCCACGCTGAGCTGGAAGGAGTTGCAGGACGAGGCGCACGCGGTGAAGTTCGTGGTGGCCGGCATCACCAAACTCGACGTGCTCACCGACATCCAGACCAGCCTGACGCGCACACTGACGGAGGGCGGCACTTTCCGCCAGTTCCAGGACGAACTGGAGCCGCTGCTGCAGCGAAAGGGCTGGCTGGGTCGCGGCCTGGTTGCCGATGAAGATGGCGTGCTCATGGGCAAGAAGCTGATGCCGTACCGGCTGGAGACGATATTCATAACCAATATCCAGTCGGCGTATGCCGCCGGTCGCTGGCAACAGCAGATGCGGAATGTCGCTGACCGGCCTTACTGGGAATACAACGCGGTAATGGACAACCGCACCCGCCCGACCCATGCCGCGCTTAACGGGCGGGTATTCCGCTGGGATGACCCGATATGGCAGACCATCTATCCGCCGAACGGCTACAACTGCCGCTGCTGGGTACGGGCGCTGACCGAGGCGCAGATGAAGAACCATCCGCTGGGCGTTGAGACCAGTGACGATCGCCTGGTGACCGTGCAGCAGCCGTATGGCATGGACGGTGAGATGCGCCCCGTCAAGGCTTATCGTGATCCGAAGTCCGGGCAGATGCTGGTGCCGGATGCGGGCTTTCACCTCAATCCGGGGCGCGGGTATCTGGCGGGGCTGGGCCAGTCGCTGCTGGAAAAAAGCGCCGCTGCACCGCCTCGCCTGGCCGCTCAGGCAGTGCATGAGACACTGCGCGATAACCGCTTGGTGAGTGCCATGAACCGTCATCTCGACGGCTGGGTACGTTCGCTGCCCGCGAGGCCCGATGTGGACTTTCGCCGCATAGGGGCGCTGTCACCGCAGGTGCTGGCGACGTTGAGCAATACCGCCGCGCAGCCATCGCCGGTGATCACCCTGCCGGCCAGCACTGCGGTGAGTCTGCGTGACACCGGCGTAAGCCTGCTCGGGCGGCTGGCTTCTGCCTTTCGCTACCCACAGGCCGTGCTGCAGCGTGACGATACGCTGCTGGTAGTCACGCAAGACCAGGCTGGCGGGTTTCAGGTGGTGACGTTGGTACATGGGGCGATGGGGTTTGAACCTGTCAGCGTCGTGCCCTGGGCACCGGCTGTCGTGGCCGGCGCGCGTTTGTTAGACGGTCAACTGCCGGAGGCGGGATCATGAAACTGGAAATCGACATTTCCGATGCGTTTGATGACTGGCTCAGTGAGCTGGAGCGCCGTTGCCAGCATCGCGAGCCACTGATGGAGAAAATAGCCGGCATCATGCTGGATGCGGTGGACGAGAACTTTGTCCGGGGCGGGCGTCCGGCGTGGACGCCCCTCAAGTACCGCGATGGCAAGCCACTGATGAAGACCCGCCGGCTGCACGGCTCCATCGAACCCCGTGCTGACAACAATCAGGCAGTGGTCGGCACCAACGTGGTATACGCCCGCATTCACCAGGAAGGCGGCAAGACCCGACCGCATGTTATCCGCCCGCGCAACAAGAAGGCGCTGCGCTTCAACGGGCGTTTTGCCGGCAAAGTGAATCACCCCGGCTCGGACATACCGGCCCGCCCGTTTCTCAGTCTGACCGATGACGATTACGCCGCCATCGGGCAGGCCATCATCGACCACCTCGACGGTGAGGGCTGAAAATCCCACAAACGCCCACTGTGGCGTTTTTTCGTTTTCAGGGGTAACGTATTGCCGCTGTGCCGTTTTATCGTCACCTGACGCGATTTAAACGGGTTTTAAACGGGGTTGCGCCCGCCGTCGCGGCTGTTAACGTTGTTTCTTCTGTCCCTTTCCCTACCAATTCCCCCCTGTGCTTGCCGCTTCACCCTGGTAACTGTCTGACGTTTTCGTCCACGCCTATTCTGGGCCTCACTTTGACAGTTTCAGGACGCACTACCCGATGTGGAAACTCGCCACCGCCTCGCTATCCGGCATCAACATGGACAACACCGCCCGCATTCAGCTGTTTCCGGCGGGCTGGTTTGGTGCGCCTGACGGTGGCCAGCGCTGGTTTATGGATGCGGCGCTGGCACAGCATCTGATTGATGCTGCGGCCAGCCGGCGCAATGACTACCTGTTCGACTACGAGCATCAGTCGCTGAACGCCCCCAGGGCAAGCGGCCCGGTGCCAGCGGCGGGCTGGTTCAGTGCGCTGACCTGGGTGGAGGGTGAAGGGCTGTTTGCGGATGTGACCTGGACGGCACGTGCGGCGGCGCTCATCCAGGCGGGCGAGTACCGCTATGTGTCGCCCACCTTTCGCTATGACGAACAGGGCAACGTACGCGAGCTGGTCAACGCCGCGCTCACCAATATGCCGGTGCTGGATGGCATGCGCCAGGTAGCGGCGTCCTTACTGTTCTTTGACAACGGAGAAACCCCGATGAATGAAAACCTGCGCCTTGCCCTCTGCGCCATTATGGGGCTGGACAACAAGGCAGACGAAAACGCCATCCTGGCGTCGATTGAAACGCTGCAAAAAGAACAACTGAAACAGGCGAATTGCTCCAGTATCGGCGCGCTGATTGAGGCGCATAAAGCGCAGCTGACTGCCAAAGACCAGGCCATTCAGGAGAGCCAGACGAAAATTGCGGCGCTCTCAACGCCGCAGTCAGGCACGCCCGACCCGGAGAAGTTTGTGCCGGTGGCCGTGGTGAATGAACTGCGTACGGAGCTGGCCTCGCTCTCCTCGCAAATCCAGGGCGACAAGGTCGACACCCTGCTGACGGCAGCGCTCAGCGACGGTCGCGTGCTGAAAGGGGCCGACGAAGAGAACCTGCGCGAGCTGGGCAAAAGCAACTTTGCGCTGATGGAAAAGATGATCGG